CTACACGTAAGGAGTCGTCGGCAGCGTCAGATGTGTATAAGAGACAGGTAGGGCGCGGTGATGGCTGACGTTGATCGTATCTCGCAAATACTCGGCGCGCTGCAAGCCGAGGTGCAGGAAAATCAGCGCCAGCATCATGCTTCATTTAAGAAGCTGGACGCCATCGAGGAGAAAATCAACAAACTCGCTGGCGCTATTGAATTGATCGCGTTGGAGCAACGAAACATCAAAAAAGAAATTGACGACGACATCAAGCCCGCCGTCCAAGACTTCAAAAACCTAAAGAATAAAGGTTTGGGTATTATCGCGTTTATTGGTTTGATGGGTAGCGGAACCGGAGCAGTTTTAGCCAAGTGGTTTTCAACTCAATAGGAGACGAGCCGTGCGCTACGTCCTAGCAGCCATCCTTGTTCTATTCGTCGTTATGTGCAGCGTGGCGACAAAGGCCGACGACCTCATGCCGAAGGTCGCGTACCTCTCCGAGGAGGATATGCAAGAGATGCTCTGCCCGTCAGGTCAGTGCCTTGAGATTGTCGCATTCTACGACGACGCATCCCAGACCATCGTACTTCGGGAGGGGTTCGATCCCACTAAGGAATACGATCTCTCCATCCTTCTGCACGAGTTCGTGCATCATCTCCAAAACATCAACGGCCACAAGCGGTCTGATTGCGTGGGCGACCGTGAGCGTCAGGCGTATCAAGTTCAGCGCACGTTCCTAAAAGAGCGCGGCCACAAGGATACGAACAAAGTTTTGGGCGTGGATATGTTCACGCAGATGCTTATCACTCAATGTGAGTATCGGTGATGCCGCAAAAACCTATCAGCGATGAAGAGCTGCAAGAGACGGTGAACGCATTTGCGCGTCTTGGTAACAATACTGCAACCGCTGCCGAATTAGGCGTGGAAGACAGCACCGTCAGGCGGCGCAGAAAAATGGCGGCAGATCGGGGCATCACGCCGAAACTGGATGATGCCAGCCAAGCGGCGGAACTGCCTAATTTCCCGGACGATGATGTAAGTGCCGAGGAAATCCTTAGCATGATGGAAAAGCGTTTCGAGAAACGCTTACAACATCAGAAGTCGCTCCGCTGGTTTCCCATCAAATTCAAGACGCAGGAGCCTGTCGGCATCGTCGTTATGGGTGATCCGCACTTAGGTTCTAACGGGTGTAATATCCCGCTACTACGGCAGCACGTCGAATTGATGAAGAAAACCCCAAACTGCTACGCCGTGAACATTGGCGACACGGCGGACAACTGGGGCGGACGCCTCATGCGTCTCTACGCCGAGAACGATGTCAGCAAGTCCACGGAGCGCAAACTGGCGCGGTGGTTCTTAGAAGATAGTGGCATTCCGTGGATCGTCTGGCTAGAAGGCAACCACGATCACATGGACGGCGGCTTCGTGCAATACCTTCGCGCCATTAATGCCGATGTAATTCCGATGGTGGATTGGCGTGCAAGGTTCCGTCTGGTGTTCCCCAACGATGTTGAGTGCCGTGTAGACGCCGCCCATAACCACAAGGGCCATTCCATGTGGAACCCGCTCCACGGTCAAACCAGAGCCGCTCACATGGACGAAGACGCGGATATCTATGTCGCAGGCCATCACCATACTTGGGCGCTGATGACACAGGAAATGCCTGACGGTCGGATCATCACATTGGCTAGGGCGAGAGGCTATAAATATATCGACGATCACGCGCACAGGCACGGCTTCTACGAGCAGCAGCACGGTGCGTCGATCATGTTCGTCATCCGGCCCAAGCACCACGACAACTCGATCAAATTCATTCGCTCGTTCGCTGACGTTGAGGATGGCTGCGAGTACCTAAACATCGTTCGCAAGAAGGATGGGAAATGATCTATGGCAACTGGCAAGATGTACCGCGCAACGCTTGGCCCTGCGAGTTCTTTTCGCCAGCGGAGATCGCGTGTAAAGGGACGGGGGAAATCCTCATCAACGTGGAGGGCCTACAGGCTCTGGATGCGCTCCGTCGTGAGATCGGCGTGCCGTTCAGTCCAAACTCGGCTTACCGTAGCGCATATCACAATGCGCGTGTTGGAGGTGCGCCTTTGTCTCGGCATCGCTTGGGTGACGCTTTTGATATCCCTCTGTCGGTGGCGTCTAAGGAGACGATTGAGCGTGTTGGCCGGTTGGTCGGCTTTCAAGGTTTTGGACTGAGGTACAACACGTTCGTCCACGTTGACATGGGCCGAAGGAGAACTTGGTGATGGAAACTATTCTTGGCTTGATCGGCCCTGCATTATTCGGCGCTGGCACCGGCGGACTGGGGCTGATCTTCTCAGGCATCGCCAAGGCGTTCACTTGGTACGCCGACATGAAAGAGAAGGAAGCGGACCATAAGCGCGTCATGGAGTTGACGAAGCTGAATGCTGAAATCCGCGACAAGGAATTTGAGAATGAGCGACAGATCGAAGCCGACCGATCAGCAACGGAACTCCGTAACGCATCCTATGCTCACGACACTGCGACCGGGAAAGCGTCGCGCTGGGTGGTGGACATCCTTCGCTTGGTGCGTCCTGTTCTTACTATGGGCCTTGTCGTTCTGCTCGGCGTCATCTACTTCACCATTGCAGACCTTGGAACCAAAGCAGAGATCGTCGGCGCTGTGATCTACATGGCAGTGTCGTCGGTGACTTGGTGGTTTGGCGACCGCATGACACTGAGGAAAAAATAATTTAAACAGCCGCATCACGCGGCTGTTCTTTTTCCACCACCGGCGGCGGTCCAGCCGTGCCGGGCGTTGACCATCGCGCCGAGTTCTTCGGCCACTTCGAACGGGTCGCGATACGACTTGCGGACATCGAGGGTCGCGTCCTCGGCGTTGAACATCTCTGCCATCCGGCAGACGAACGTCCAGTCGATGCCCAACTCGGTCGCACGCTTGCGGTCGTACCGCATCGCCATGACGGCGTCGTACATCTGCGCTCCGCGTGTCATGCGCCGATTGTGCCACGCCTTGCGGCACGGCGTCGAACAGAAGGCAGCGACCGAACGCTTGCCCGTGAACTTCTCTCCGCACTCTCTACAAATAGCCATGATCTCGATCTCCGTTTATCAGTACCGGGTGACGCCCGGCAGACGCCCCGAAGGGCGTTTCGACTTACCACTGCTCGTAATCATCCCGGACCGGCTCGACCTCGGTCAAACCCGCGTAATAAGCGGCATAGTCGGCAGCGAACCTTTTGGCATTCGACAACTTGTCGAATGAGGCAACGCGGCGATCCCAGTCCTTGCGCTCGAACTGCGTCGAGCGGATGGTGACTTCCCACATGTCCCACTTACTGCTGCCATGCTTGACCATATCGAGAGCGAACACAAAGTCCCCGAATTCCATGCCCGAAATTTCGCGGATGTTTTCCTCGACAGTGATACTCCACCACTGTTTGACAACGGGGTTTTTGGCGTTGCGCGGCTTGCTGATCTTGATGGACATTGTGTTGATCTCCGTTTCGTTTGTTGTGACTAGACACATAATACAGGCATGAGCGGCTGAAACAAGAGAAAAATACAGCCCCGGTGAAATTATTTTCGCCGGGGCTGTGGGTCAGTATCCGCGCTTCTTGAGGAACTTTTCGACGTGTTCCTTGACCTCGTCTTTGAGATCACGCGGCACCCATACGTTGAGCCGCATCCATCCCTCGCTGGTCTTCTTCGCGTGGTACTTCGCCTGTGCTTCGCTGTTAGACACGATCCTGTCTCCTTGTCGCGTACACTACTCGGTCGTGGAGCGGTTTGTCTTCGTGGGTGTTCTGCTGCATCCGGTCGAGCACCATGCACGCCGTTCTCGCGTACCCAGCCACGTCGAGCCAACTGTCGAAGTGGTACGGGTTCTCCACCAGTCTCGCCAGCTTCACCGCGACCATCTCCATCGCCTGACGCATCACCGGGTCATCGCATTGTTGCAGCGGCTCCCGCAGCTTCGAGAGGATAGAGAAGTTGTCCGCTGGGTGTCCGTAGTTTCGGCCACGGTTCCCAGTGACGGACGCGATGCCTTCGTCGAACCTTTCGGTGAATGTCTTCATACCGACATCCTCACGTCCGGCTGCATCTCCGCAATGATCTCGTCGATGCGGCTCTGCGACACCGTGATTTCGTTGCGTAGATATTGGATGTGCTCCAGCAAGTGCAGCACGTCGGACGGGTGCGACACGTTGTGCTTTGCGGCGTGCCAGATCGTCAGAAGATCGGTGTCCTCGACGGTCTGGCGCTGGCTTATCTCAATCTGCATGGCTTTCTCCTCTGGTTAAAATTTTTAGCAAGTCGTCCTCGATCATGTAATGGCAGAACGATTTCTCGAACGGTTTGTTGCCTTTCGGGTTCGGGCAGACACCGCCGAAGTTGAATAGGCAGTCGAATGCGGAGCACGGAGTGTCCGTGTTCGGTAGGAGGCTACTCATCGCAGCACCCACAACAGATTCTCGTTCGTCAGGAGCCAAAAGACGAGGTCGGCGAGTAACGCGCCGAACGCCATACACACAGCGAATTGTAGGGCTGTCATCACAGCCCCACTTTCGACCGGCATTCCGGCCCGATCCCGAGGTCGATGCTCGTCGGGTCCGTCAGCACCCGGTTGCACGCGCAGCAGCGACCTTCGTGCTGGATGCGGACATCCGGGTGGATGTCGTCGCCGTGCTCAGTCAACTGGCGCAGCGTCCAGTTCAGCGCCTGTGCCGCCGGGCCGGTCGAACCCTTCGCGCCGGGACGGACGAACAGGTACTTGTCCTCGACGTTCTGGACAAGCGTGCCGAGATACAACTGGCTCTGCCAGTCGGTATTGACGCCGTTCGACAGGCAACGGACGAACAGCGGGCTGTCCTCGTCGCCGCGCTTCTTGGCGACCTTGTAGGTGTAGTGCTTGCCGGTCTTTTCCGACGTGATGGTGAACAGCGCATTGCCGCCCGTGATGAAGCGGATCGCGTCTTCGGAAGTGGTCAGTTCGTTAGCCATTTCGATCTCCTGTGTTGTGACTAGACTGACTTAGATCATATCAGCCGCTGACCGTCAACACCTATTCGAGTTCCGCCCAGTTGGGTCCGACACCGCCCTCCAGCAAGTTCTCCGTGCTCTCGCCGGGAAACAGATCGCGGAAGGCATCCGTCATGTCACTCCGCATCAGTTCCATCACCTCCTCGGCGTCCTTGGTCGCAGCCTCGTCGATGATGGCGTCGTGGATCGTCGAAAGCATCCGTGTCATGCGGTGGCGACCTTCTCCACGCACCCGGTCCAGCGTCTCCTTGTGCCGGATCAGAGCGCGTGCCATCAGCGCCCACGCTGCCGATTGGATCGGATAGTTCGCCGCCTTCGGCAACTCTGCACCGTTCTTGCCGAAGTACACCGTGCCGCCGTGGTGCATCCTGATGTACTTCGTCCGCATACTCTCATCGACCTTGTCGTGTCGAAGCTGGAACGCTGCCGGGTAACGGGACCGCCAGAAGTCGATGTACGACTGCGCGTCCTCGACGCTGACCCGCAGCGTCAACGACAGCCCCGGCGCTCCTGATCCGTAGATGATGCCAAACGACACAGCCTTCGCCTTGTTACGGGCTGCGGCGTCCTCCGGGTTGTCCTTGCAGGACGCCTTCGTGATCGTGCGCCCGGTCATAAACGATGCGACCTCGCTGTGGATATCGCCGCCGACCATGTCGTCGATCAGTTGCCGGTCGTCAGCGACCAGCCCCAACACCCTCAACTCGATCCCGCTGTAGTCGAACGACACCAGCTTGCGCCCCAGCCCTGCCACGAACGACCGACGGATCGACATCGTCGAGCCGAAGAAGTCCGCCTTGTCCTTCGGGACTTGCTGAAGGTTCGGGCCGGAACTGGAGAACCGCAGGGTCTTCGCCGCGCCGATATTGAACCGGGCGCGGACCCGCTTGTCCGGGTGCTGTACTGCCGCCTCGATCAGCGTCGTGCCAAAGCTGGAGACGTACTTGCTGATCTTCTTGTAGTCCGCCAAAGCGTCGAAGAACGCCTCCAACGGTGTGCCGGGAACCATCCCGGCGAGATTGCGTAGGTTCTCGCCCTTCATCGACAGGAGGCCCGTCTTCTCCGTCTTCGGCCACGCTGAGAGGAAGTCGTCGTCGAGATGCTTCGAGAAGTAATCGGACCACTGAGTGTCGGAATTGATGTTCTCGACCTCATCTTCGGGGACGAGGTCTCGTATCCGTCTAGTCAGATCGTCTCTGATGCCCGTCCAGTGATCCACTAGGGTCTGGTGGTACTTGGTGTCCAGCAACATCCCAGTGTCCTCCATCTCGATCACAGGGGCGACCAGACCGTCCAGCAATCGAGCGCACCGGGTGCGCCCGGCGTCTGCTGCACTCGCCCACTTCTCCCAGAGCCGCCAAGTGTAATCGGCGTCGAGGAAGGCGTAATCGAGTTGTTCCGGGGAGAGTTCCGGCGCGTCCCAGTTCGATGCCTGTTGTTCCTTCGACATCTCGATCTTCAAGTCCCACAGCACCATCAGCTTGAGAGACAGTCTGCCGCCTCCATTGGTGGCGCGGCGCATATTCTCCACGTCCCAGATCACAGGATCGCACCCGGCATCGAGGAACCACCGCTTCTCGAACCCGGCGTTGAACACGATCCACTGCCCGTCGGCGAACAGATCGGCAACCGCCCTGAACCCGCCTTTGATCTGATCGAAGTCCACAACGCATCGAACGTCGTTATTGCAGAGCGAGACAAGGCGTACACGCCCGTCTGCGGGCCGCAGGGACGTGGTCTCGAAGTCGAGGGCACACTGGCGCACCCCGACCCGCTTCATGGCTCTCTGGAGCGACTTCTTGCTTGTGATGAGGTCGTAGTGTATCTTTGGCATCTGTCTGATGATCTCCGTTAGACAGTCGTTGTGACAAACGAGATGATCCCGGTCGATTGAAGTGGAAAATCCCCGGCGCATCAAGCGCCGGGGATTTTACCTTTACGCCGCGAGTTTTTTCTTCTGCGCGGCTGTCACCTTTTTCCCGGCGACAAGGTCGTCAAAGGTGTATCCCACGTCGGAGAGGTATGCTTCGACATTCTCCCGGCTCGCCCACGATATGATCGTGAACTTCGGCTTCATGTTCGTCTGCCCCTGCGCAGTGAACTCCTCGGCGTCCATCGTCAGGATCGGCATATCCGGCTCCTCTGCCGCCATGCGTGCCGTGACTTCCTTGAACACCGCCGAGAGCGCGTTGCGCCCGGACACGCTGTCGATGGAGAACTCGATGTTGGTGCCGTCCTTCGCGATGAAACCGACGCCCAGCACTTTCTTCCACCCTTCGTTGTCCTTGTACGGACCGTGATATTCGAGGTCTTCTTCAGCGACCTCACTCTCCGGGTGATAGACGGACCACTTGATTTTGTGTTCCGGCGTGTTCTTCAGCCAGCACTGCCAGCCTTTGAATGCCGATGCCGGTTCGAGGATGTACGGCTCGGTCGGGTCGATGTTCTCCTTGTCCGGGCCGAGGGCGTAGGTGCCGCGCTTACCGGAAAAGTTGAGATAAAGAACGCCCGCGCCCGAACCGGTCGAGGCATCGTCGGCAGCTTCTTCGAGGGCCGCAGCCATCTTCTTGCTGTCTATGGTCAGGGCGGTGGTCTTCATGTACGAGGTCAAAGAGGTTCCCATGATTTTCAATTCCTTCATATCTGGGATTGTCAGGCTTTGGAGACCGTCAGCTTCGCAAACGGCGCTCCGGTCTTGTAGAAGGGCGAGAGGTCGATCCCCGCCTTCTCGGCGGCTTTCTTGTCCAGCGTCTTCTTGCCCGGCATCTGTTCATATTTGACGGTGATGCCTTCGATCTCTCGAATGCTGGGCGCACCCAGCATAGAGATGATTTCGTCCTTCAGTTCCGCTTTGCGGTCCTCAAGGTTTTTGATCTCTGTCTGCACCCGGTCGTACTCGATGACGACAGGTGCCTCGTTCGAGAACTTCTGCGGCTTCGGCGCGTCGATGACGACGTTGCACGCTTCGGTGTAGGGGCACAACCGGCACTCGTCCGTCCGCTTCCCTTCCCTGTCGAGTATCGACGGGTCTTCGACCTCGAAGATGCGCTTCGACTTAGCCGCCATCCGGTCGAGGACGGTCGGATCGTGCTGCACCTCGAACTGGTACAGCGTGTTGAAGTTCGAGGCGTCCATGTAGAGGATGATGCCCCGGCTGCACTTCACTCCGGTCGGCTTCAGGTGCTTCGACACCAGCCCGATCCCGATGTCGAGTTGGGTGTGATGTCCGTGCTTCGGCAGTTTGCGGATGTTGGTCCGAGGGTCGATGGTCTTGATCTCGACCAGTATCCATTCGTCAGGGTAGGCGAGGATCGCATCGGGTGTGCAGCTTACGCGCAACTCCTCATCTGCGATTGAGGTCACAGGATGCGTGACGGGGAGATCAGCAGCACGCATCGCATCAATCACATAGAGTTCCCCGTGCGATCCCCGCCTAGCGAAGCCCCAGTCTTGGGAGGCAGCAGGGGCTTCGCGTTTCGAGAACCACTGGCGACGAATACAGAACTCCGCTTCGGAGGCGTTCAGGAACGCCGACCGGTCGTGCGGCCACGTCTTCGTCGCGTCAATCTTATCTGCGCCCTTTAGGACGGCGGTCGTCAAATCTGGCATCTTCATATCAGTGTCTCCCTTGAATGTCTGCAATCATCTGGTTGATGGTGTCGAACTCATGCGAACGCTCGACCATGCTTTGAAGGATCGGAGCGGCGATCTCGTCGAGAACCATGCGGACGTTGAAACCGATGGCAAGGAGTTCCATGCGCTCAGAGATCGACAGGTCGCTGGGATTGGTGACGCACTTCCGGGCGATCTCGTGGAGCCTGTCCACGTTACCCTGAACACTGTCGGCGAGTTTCTGCAAGGTCGTCACCTGTCCAGCGTCTGCCACGTCCATGAACCCGACCTTCCACGCGGTGCGCTGTACGGTTCCCTTGTCGTAAGGGTTCAACTCGTTGGCGTCGTCTTCGGTGGCACCGGGCCACGCTGCTGCGCGGCCCTGTTCTGCTGCCTTTGTCACCTTCGGGCGCATTATGCTGCCCCCCGGTTAAAGCGTTCGTGTTCGCGGCGCTTGGTGCCGCTGATCCGCATCAGCGCGGCTTCGAGTTTGTTGTCACCCAGCAGCGTATCGACGTGGACGTGCTTCTCCTGACCGTAGCGCCACAGGCGAGCATAGAACTGATCCATGACGGACGGCGACCAGTCCGGCTCGATCACGATGATCCGGTTGCCGCCTTTCTGGAGGTTAAGCGACACGCCCATCGCTGCGATCTGGCCGACCAGCACGTCGATCTCGCCATTGTTGAACGCCTCGGCGATCTTCGTCTTCGTCGGCTGTGCGGTACGCCCGTCCAGCTTCCACGTCTTCAGACCCTTCGCGCCCAGCGTATCCATGAGTAGGTCGATCACGTCAGAATGCCACGCACCGACGAGGATCGGTCCGAGGCCGTTTTCGTGGCGCTCGACGATCTCCTCAACAGCAGCGTCGATCTTCGCCAGACCGATCTCGCGACGGATCGAGGCGAGCGCCGGTTCCTTCGACTTGAGGCTCTGTTCGATCTGCGCCGGGGACATCTTCTCGATCTGCTTCAGCATCTCCCGCAGTTCCTTCGACATCCGCATCGACACGGTGTAGGTGTTGAAGGTGATCGGCGGCATCGCGTCGTACACTTCCTTGATGGTGCGGCGGATCGCCAGCTTCTCGCCATACACCCAGTTGTTCAGTTCGTCGGTGTTGCGATTGCCGACAACCATCTGGACCGGCTTACCGCGACCGAACTGACGCTCCTGCTGGATCGTGTAGCGGAGGTCGAAGCGGAACTTCTTCGTCGAACCGCAGCGGCGCTCAAGACCTCTGATGTCGGCGCGGCAGAGGAACGGATACAGGTCATCGTTCCAGCGCGTCATCGGCGTGCCGGTCAGCATCCATGCGTGACGTGCTCCGCAGACCAGCCCGCCTTTGCCGAGGATCGCGACGGTGCGCTTCGCCTTGACGTTCTTGAGGGCGTGGCTCTCGTCGCAGATCACGATACCGCCCTGATGCCAGTCGCGGAGTTCCGCGCTGCGCTTCGAGGCGATGTCGTAGGTGACAACGATGATGTTGGTGTCGTCGGCGATCTTCGTCTTGCCGGTCGAAACCAGTTGGACTTTGACGCCCAGTTCTTCGGTGGCTACGTCGGACCACATCTTCGTCGCAATCGGAGGCGCGACGATCACGGTGCGGACACCGGGCTGGATGCGGATGACTTCGTTGACCGCGCCGACGGCTGTCAACGTCTTGCCGGTCCCCATGTCGTTGAAGCAACCGGCGAAGCGGCGCGACAGCAGGAACTGGATGTCTTCGATCTGGTGCTGGAAAAGTTGGGTCTTCATTGGTTCGATCTCCGTGTTCGTTGTGACAAGGGTCATCATAGAGACTGCGGCTGATCCGTCAAGCGGATAATTTCAACAATCTCCTGCTTCGTGTAAGCGTCCACCGTCGGGCCGAGATTGCCTTCAGCATCGACCCGCGCTGCGAACCAGCAGCGGCACGAGCGGTCGTACCAGTACTCGAAGCCCTCGATGTCGGTATAGATTTTCACTGCGTGCTCCCTTCGTGGAAAACCGGGGCAGGTTTTTCTGCCCCGGTTTTTGTCGTTACCCGAACCGGGCGACCATCTCGATGGTCTGGCCCTGCTTGGCATCATACGACGGTCGGTGGACCTTATCGACCGAGACCTCCCATTGGAAGTTGCTGGTCTTCAGGATGTGGACCGCGTGGCTCTGCGCCCGTGCCTCACCCAGATCGAACTCCTGCCCGGAAGCGACCTGATCGTTGCCGTCGATGGTCTCGACGATCAGAACCGGGTGATGCGATGCTTGCATCCATTCCGACCAGCCGGTCGCCGTGTCCTGCGGGAGACGGTACATCACCGCCCAAGCGTTCAAATTGTCTGCCATTGTGATCTCCTTTTAATGGCTCGAAGGAACTGCCTCGTCAGCGCCGGGAGTTCATCCCCGGTCGGACGCCTCCCCGGAGGGAGGCGTTTCGGCTTAAGCGCGGTCGTCGTCATTCTCCTGCCAGACCTTGAAGCCCGTATCCGTGAAATTCACGACCGTGTCTTCATCGTCGTAGTCGTCAACGTGGATCAGACCTTTTTTGACGAGCGACGAAAGTACGCCTTTGACTTGGCTAGGAGTGAGCGAAGCGGAGAAATCCTCCACCCAGCAGTACGTCCCAGTGTCGGCGATGGTCTCCGGCTTTTCGCCGTTGCTCGGTGCCATCTCGTGGTAGGCGATGCCGTTGAGGACTTCGATTTCGTTGGCGGTAAGAGTGGTCATGTCTTGATCTCCTGTTTGCGTGTTGTGACTAGACACATAATACGTGAGCGGCTGATGTATGCAACAAAAAAGTGACCGTCGGGAAAAATAATTTCGGACACAATATGTTGTGTGGCCGGCGTCCCCGGCGACCACAAGATATAGGGGCTAGACGAGGATCGCCCCGGAACCTATTCTCAGGAACCGGGGCGATCTTCTTCAGCCTCGAAATGCGGGATCGTTGTGGTGGCGGTCCCGCCCAGACCAAGAGGAAAGAAATATGAGCGGAACCGCAGATAAAAAGTACCTGATCGATATTGCGAAATCAATCGCGGATCAGGGGATACCGAATTTTCCATTGTCCGGTAAAGGCCCGGCAATCGCGAAGAAAGACTTCACCGACGCAGATGGTCGAGGCGGATGCTACGCAGCAACGACCGACCATGCGATCCTCGAAAAGATGTACGGCAAGAAAAAGACCGGCGGCGAATACCGCATCGGCGTCCCCGGCGGTCGGCTGTCCGGTCTCGTGATCGTGGACTGCGATCTCTACAAGGACGAGTTCGACTTCGGCTGGTACGCCGAGGCGTGCAAGGCGGGGCTGGAGACAGGCCGCATCCATCGAGGCAACGGGAAGCATTACATCTTCAAGTGGGTCGAGGGTATGGGTTGCCCGGTCCCGGCGAAGGGCGTCGAGATCAAGGGCGAGGGCGGATACGTCGGCTGGCCCGGCACGGACCACTACGTCGTCGAGCGCGATGTCGAGCCGCCCGAGATGCCGACGCAACTGATCGACCTCATCATGGCGGACACCATCGAAGCGAACACGAAGGGAGATGTCGGAAATCTGAATGACGCCGCCAAGGCGATGCGCGAACTCACAGCGTCCGAGGACATCGAGACGCTGCGGAAGTACCAGTACCGCCGCAACACGCTTCAGGGATACGAAGAATGGACCCGTCTAGTCGCTGGGATAGCGACGACGTTCAAAGGCACGAAATACGAGGACGAGGCATACTCGATACTCCGCAAGTTCTCGCTGCGTTGGGAAGCCGACCGGGCCGACGCGGACGAGATCGAGAAGGAACTCGACAAGGGCTGGAAAGGCTACAAGAAGCTGGGCGGCGTGACGATGGGGACCGTCGTGATGCTGATGGCGGAACAGCCAGAGATGGAGATCGAGGTCTCGATGCCGTCCCCAAAGAACGAAGCCCCGGCTGAACAGATAGGCGCAGCGCCGGGGCTAGTCGGAGAGATCGCCGCATTCCACGACAGGAAGACACCGAACTACGGGATCGCCGCCGGGTTGATTGCAGTGTCCTCGTTGCTTGGCAACCGCTATCAGGTGCAGCTTGAGAAGCAGCGCACGAACACGAACCTGTTCCTCGTCGTCTGCGGCCCGACCGGGTCGGGTAAAGAGATGCCCCGGACCGTCGTGCAGGATGTCCTCCGCGCTGCCGACGACCTCGAAGTCCTCGCCGACCCGGCATCCGAGCCGGGGTTCCATCAGGCGCTCCTCGGACTGTCTCTTATACACATCT